CGAGGAGGACGGTCAGCCACTTGCGACAGGCGTTGAGCTCGCGGGGCAGATCCTTCGTCTTCGCGAAGTAGAAGCGGGCGAACCAGCGGCTCTCGCCGATCCGCGTCCCGTTGCCCGGCTCGAGCGCGCCGCTGTCGGGGAAAACGAGGACGGCCGGCAGGACGGTCAGCCGGCTGGGCAGGTCGGCGGTCGCGACCCGGATGTTGCCGAGGCCCGCCGGCGGCGTGACCTGGGCGGGCGCGTAGCGGTCGGCGATCGCGATGCCGATCGCGTTGACGTCCATCAGGCGATCCCGATCCCGCCGCGGAAGCGCATCAGCGTGTCGTACTGGACCGTGCCCGGCCCGAAGTAGTGGGCCCACACCGCGAGCGGCGAGGCGTCGGCGCCGATGGCGTTCGCGTCGCCCGCCTGGCGGGCCTCGTAGGCGGTTGCAACCGCGTCTAGCGCGATCGCCTGGACCGAGGGGGGCACGGACACGAAGCCCTCGTCGATCGTCATCTGGGCGCCGTTGAGGGCGGTCACGAGGCGACCCGTCGTGCCCCGGATCAGGAGCCGTGTCGCCGGCCAACCCGGCCGGCGCTCGAGCGGCGTCGGCCGGAGCAGGATGTCGGTCGCGGCGACCGCCGAGTACGTCCCGCCGGTGTCGGGCTGATCGCTCGAGGCGATCCCGAGCGCGGTCACGGCCCGGACGCCCTTCGGGACCTCGATCACGGATCCGGCCTTCGTGTCGACGGTGTAGGACTGGCCGGCGGCCGCGACGAACCGCCGGCCGGTGAGCTCCTGGATCAGGTCGGTGATCTGGTCGTTGAGCTCGCCGAGCAGCGTGTCATCGGTCGCGTCGACGAGGCCCGTCGGGAAGATCCGGGCCTTGATCTGCGCGAGGGTGACGAGCTGGTCGGCCACGGCCTACTTCTCGAGGCCCATCCGGACGCGGAGGTCGTGAACCGCCGAGTCCATCCGGTCCTGGGTGTGCTTGGGATCGGTCCGGTTCTTGTCGGCGTGCCATTCCTTGACCGCGGCGTCGCGGGCGACCTTGTTCATCGCCCGGCGCTGGGTGGGCGTGTAGGTGACCTCCGGATCGAAGATCTCGGCGGGTGGCTGATCGTTGTCCACGGGTGCGTTCCTCCTGGTCGTTCCGTTTGATCGGAGCGCGCGGCCCGAGCCGTACTGGAGCCCGGGCCGCGCGGTCCGCCGCGCCGGAACGCTTACGCGGCGGTGACCTTCAGGGACCCGAGCCGGGCGCCGACGACGAGGTACGCCCAGATTCCGACCCGGACGGCCTGCGGCCCAACGACCTGGTCGAAGCTGAAGGAGGCGATCGACGACTCGAACAGGACGAAATCGTTCGGCCGGCCGAAGACGTTCACGTTGACGGTCGACGCGTACGACAGCTTCGAGCGAGCCGTCAGGACCGCGAGCGCGAGCTCGGCGTCGTCGGCGATCGTCGTCCCGTCGCTGTTGTTCGCGCCGATCATCGGCAGGAACGGACGGCCGGTCGTGTCGCCCTGGGCCGCCAGGACCGGGAAGAGGGCCGACGGGATGAACGCGCCGGTCGCGCCGCGGAAGCGGACGGTGAAGTAGTTGATGACGTTGGCCAGGGTCCCGGCGTACGGGGTCGCCGCGGTGATCGCGACGCCCGACGCGGTCGAGCCCGCCTCGACGGCCGTCTTGATCACCGTCTCCGACGCCTGCGCGTAGGCCTCGTTGAGATCCTGCAGGAGCATCGCCTGCGCGACCGGATCCGCGCCGTCGATCGTCTGCCGGCTGACGTCGGTGAAGGCGCCGTACATCAGCGGCGTCGCGTTGACCGCGGTGGTCGCGAAGTCGGTCGACCCGAGCGCCGCGCCCTCGGCCGACTGGACCGCGACGGTCGTCGACGTCGTGACCTTCGGGAACTGCCGGACCCGGGCATCGGCGATCGGGAACCGATCGTAGAAGTCGCCCATCGGGCGACCCTTCAGGATCCGGGGCGTGAGCAGGCCGGGGACGAAGTCGGTCGGATAGGCGCCCGGGATCTCCGAGCTCAGGACGTCGCCCGCTCGCTCGAGCTGGCGACTGCGCTGCAGGATCGCGTTGCGGCTGAGCTCGCCCGACTGCCAGTCCCAGGCGGCCGCCCGCTCGAGCATGTTGGCCCGCTCCTGGAGGAGCCCGGCGTGCTTCTGCTGGCGCTGCTGCGCCTCCCAGTCGCCCCGCGCCGCGCGGTACGCGTCACGGAGAAAGAACTCGCTCGAGCTCGGGCCGTAGACGAGCTCGGGGCGCGTCTGGACGATCGAGGCGCCCCGGGTGAGCTCGGTCACCGTCGCCCGCTCGGCGGCCGCCCGCTCGACCTGCGCCTGGCGCTCGGCGGCCGCCCGCTCGACGTCGACCGTGACGCGCGTCCGGTTCGGCCGGTCGGCGCCAGCCGGCGGCGGCGTCGCCTGGGTCGTCTCCTGATCCTCGGTGTCCTCGGCCGGCGCGGCGGCCGCAGTGGTCGGTGGCATCTCGCCCTCCTGTGCGGCCCGCACGGCCGTGACCTGGGCGCCCGGATAGGCGCCGTGGGGAATGAGCGCGACCCGATGGATCCGGATCGCCGTCCGCTCGATCGTTCCGTCCTTGAGCCGTCGCTCGGCGATCGGCTCCATGACGACACTGAAGTCGCGCAGGACGCCGTCGCGCGCGAGCTCGTGGGCCTCGTCGCCGGCGGCCGTCCGCGAGACGCGGAACGCCATCCGGTGGCCGGCGTCCTCGGCGGCGCCGTCGAAGGCGCGGCCGATCAGGCGGGCGCCCTGGTGGTTGTTGTAGCCGGGCGCCGGCGGGGTCGCCAGCGCCTCGAGGAGGACGTCGTTCGTCTGATCGACCGTCGCGCCCCGGGCGATCGTCTCGCGGTAGCTCGGCCCGCCCGGCGTGTCGCGGACCGTGACGACCTGGCCGAACGGGACGACGATCCCTTCGACGACACGATCGCCGGCCTCACCCGCCCGGGCGAGGAGCGCTCCGGACCAGGACCGGACGAGCTCGGGCATCGGGCTATACCGGCTCGCCCGTGACCGGATCGTGGCCCGGGTTGCCCGGGTTGAGCTCGGGGCCGCCGAGCTTGCCGAGCTCGGTCCGATTGGCCGTCGCGACCGCCTTCTCGACGTTCGCCTGGCGCCGCTCCTCGGCCGCCCGGGCCTTGTGGGTCTGCTCGTCGCGGAGCTCGCCCGGGGTCTTCTCGTCGGTGCTCACGCTGGAACTCCTTCCGCTACGGTGGCCGTGATGACCGGCGTCGCGCCGACCGGCGCCTGCCCGGATGAGGGCGGGGTCGCGCGCGGCGGCAGGCCGAAACCCTTCAGGCGCGCCTCGTCGGGATCGACGATCCCGGAGGTGACGAGCGACGACCAGGCGGTTGCGCGGCTGGCCAGGTCGCCCTGCAGGAACCGGCTCGGGTCGAACTCCATCCGACGGGCCGTGATCGGGTCGCCCGGGAGCTCCTCGCTGATCGCGTCCTCGATCGGGCCCATGTAGCCGCGGAGCGTGTAGCCCAGGAGGTCCTGCCGGTCCTGTTCGACGTTCGCGTACGTCTCGGAGTCGCCGGCCGGCGCGTTCATGATCCGGCTCGGCAGCCCGAAGTAGCGGCCGACCTCGGCCGCGATCTCGCGTCGCGCCTCGACGGCCGACTGCGTCGTCGGGTCCGCCCCGAACGGCTCCGCGTGCGCTCCCTTGCCCAGGACGGCCGGCCGGTCCGAGCCCATCGCCCGCCGCTCGACCCAGCGGTCGGCGATCCGGTCGGCGTCGTTGTCCTCGAGCTCCTGGTCGGTGGTGATGACCGTCGTCGTCGGCCCGCCGGCCTGCCAGTACCGCGACATGTGGACGTCGGCGGCGACGTACGCCGTGAACTCGCGCCGGGCGAGGTCGATCAGCGCCATCGCCTGGTCGGTGATCCCCGGCACCGGCATCCGTCGCACGACACGGACGAACTGAGTATCGATCCGCTTGCCGGCGATGTAGTACTCGTTCGGCGGGAGCAGCCCGAACGGATCCGTCAGGCCCGGCTGGATCATCTGCGGCGGGATCGGCAGGAGACCCGAGACGGTCCCTTCGCTCGAGCGCCCACCGACGTGAAGCAGGTAGGCGACGTTGAACAGCGCCGTCGTGGCAACGACGCGGAACGTCCACTCGCGCCGAGTCATCCACGGCTGACCGAGGGGCCGGCGGACCAGGCGCGACGGTGGCAGGAGCTCGTCGCCGCGCCACTCCGTCCACGGCATGTCGGCGATCGTCCCGCAGATCAGGCTCATCGCCCGCTGAACCGGCGACAGGCTGAGCATCGACCGAGCGTCGAGGTAGGGGACCGACTGGACGGGAATGACCTGCGGCGTGACGGTCGTCACCGCCGGCGGGCCGGATCGAGCGATGGTCGGCGCCGCCTGGGTGCCCGCCCACGGCGTGCCGTCCCATTCGCTCAGACCCGGAGAGAACGCCCGTTCGACCGCCACGAGCCGGAAGCGTTGCAGATTCCGTGCAGCATTGCAAGGGCTGACGCTCTAGGACGGCCCAGGACGGGCGCCGAAGTCGTTCAGGCTGTCGGGTGCCGGTAGCTGCGCGATCGCCGCGGGACGGCCAGGCGCCGGCCGGCCAGGCGCCGGCCGGCTCCCAGCCCTACAGGAAGACCTGCGGCTGGACCTCGCGCTCTTCGGGGGCGATCGCCGCCCAGGCCGCCCAGGCCGCGGCGCGGAGCGCGTCGATCTCGCCGAGCGATTCGCGGATGCTGAAGTACCAGTCGCCCTCGAGCGGCGCGCTCGGCCGGGCGACGCGGACCTGTTGGGCGAGGAGGGGATCCGGGCCGTGGTTCAGCCGCCGGCCGATGAGCTCGGAGCGGAACAGCGACGACGCGGCCCGGATCTCGCGGCCGCCGAGGGCCGTCGCCCGGATCCGCTTGCCATCGGCCCAGGCCTTGACGTGGGGCGCGGCCGCGGCCGACGCGCTGTAGGCGACCTCGGGCGCCTTCCACTGGCCTGCGACCCGGTCGAGCAGCTTCACCAGCTGCGCCGGCGAGATCGACGACCGTGACGTGGTCGAACTGTCGAGCTCGCCGGCGACGCCGACCCAGGCACCCGAGTCAGTCACGATCGCGACGGTGACCGTCACCCGCCGCCAGGTCGGGACCGTCTCGATGCCGAGGACGATCCGGATCCCGGCCTTCGGCTGGTCGCCGACGGTCCCGACCCAGGTCCCGGGCGGGAGCCATTCGTCGCCGCCCTCGGACCACAGGTTGAGCCGTTCCTGCTTGAAGCCGACGGCGGTCAGGTTCAGCTGGGCCGCGCGGATCCGCGACTCCTGGATCCGGCCCTCGGCGAGCGACGGGTTGGCCTTCCGCCAGGCGCGCGGGTCTGTCGGGTCGTCGTCGTCGTCGGCGGCGTACCAGGTCATCCCGAAGCCGGCGAACGGCTCGGCGCCGTCGATGATCCGGCGGCCGCGCTCCCACCAGTCGCGGAGGAGGACGCTCCGGTCGTCGCCGGCGGTCGACGTCGCGATGATCAGCGGATCCGGTCGGGCGGTCGTCGTCGGCTCGAGGGCGTTCCACGTCTCATAGTTGACCTGCGTCCGGACCTCGTCGAAGGGCGCCAGGTCGTTGCTCGAGCCGCGGATCGCGTTGCGCGATTCCTTGGACCCGGTGTGGTATTCGCGATGGCGGCGGAACAGGTCCGACCGGATCCCGAGATACCTGGTCAGGGCGAGGCCGCCGCGCGGGTTGCGCCGCTTGATCGGCTGCAGGTCGGCCAGGACCGCCTCGTACGGGATCCGCGCCTGGCCGCGGTCGTGGGCGAGCCCGAGGATCCGTTCCCAGGGCGGCGTCTCGGCCGCGGTCAGCGCCCAGCCGATCAGCGACCTGACGAGGACCGTCTTGCCGTTCTGGCGACCGGTGCTGATGAGGTAGTGCTGATGGATCAGGCGCTCGTGCCGGTCGACCGCGAGCGCCCGGTTGAGCGCCCGCTGCTGCCAGCGATCGAGCGTGATCTTGAGCTCGGTCCGGGCCCAGTAGGCGACCTCGGGTCCCCACGATCCGATGACCGACGGGGGCAGGGGAGTCTGCCACCGCGGCGCCGGCAGGGGCCGGCGGCTCACGCCGCGACGGGGACCTCGACCAGGCGCTCGAGCAGAGCGTCGACCGCGTCATAGACAGGGGCCGCC